CGCAGGTTGTTATCACTCATCGTTGGCCCCGCTTCTCTGAATCGCTTTATACCGCCATTCCAGCACTTCGGTCAGCGGCATAACGTCAGTAACGGATGGCGGCCAGTGAAAGATGGTGGCGATATCAGCCACCAGATCGTCAACCGTCAGGCTGTCGGTAAACCGGCAAGCACCGACTTCTTCAACAAAAAAGTGACAACCTCAACCGACATGGCAGTGAGATCTGCCGGGTCCATCTCTGCAATTTCCTGTGCAGTCAGTGCCGGACTGGAGATACGGGGGATCACGGTCATCATCGCGTTCACATCCATATCCATAATGGCCTGCAGGCGTGTACCGCGCAGCGCACCGGACTGCGGTTTACGCAGCACAATTTCGGTGATTTCTGTTTTACCGCGCTTGATGGGGGTATCCAGTTGAATAGTCTTTTCAGTCTGCTTATCGCTCATTTTGCTGTCCTGTAAATTGGGTTCTGGCGCGGTATCCCGCGCCGTTCAGATACATCAGAGGCCGAGGGCGTTGCGGTGCGCTTCCATCAGGTCCACACCGTCCACAATTTCCACCATGTTGATAAGGTCCACTTCATAGAGCACCTCACCATTGATGGTCAGCTTCGCGTAGCTGTTGGTACTGGTCACTTTGGTGGTGTTGCTTTCGCCCGTCTTCCACTCGCCGGAATCCACTTCTTTGTGACGTCCACGCACCACAAGCTCCACGGCCTGCACTTCCCCGGTATCGTCACGCTGGATAGAGCCGGTAAAGCGCAGCTGAATGCCATCTACCGTGGCTTTGCCCATCTGCTTAAACAGCAGCAGTTCAGTACCACCAATGGAAAATTCTGTGTCCAGCGCACTGTCATCAAGCCCCAGATCCACATCCACTGCACCCGGCATTCCGCCGCCGCGATACTTCTCATATTTGCGGGTGAATTTCGGCAGCGTCAGCGACTCAACGATCCCCTGCCAGTTGTTCCCGTCGTTAAACAGGTTCAGATGTTTTAATTTGCGTGGTAAAGCCATGTTGTCCCCTTACGCGCTGACCTGGCTGGCGAAATTCACCAGGTACTGATCGGTGATGCGCTGGCGCAGCATCAGATTTTCAAGTGGCGGCACTGGCGTGTAGTCATAGTCGATGGTGAGTTTTCCGGCTTTCAGCGTGTCTTTGTCGTTCACCGACTCATCCAGCCAGCAATCACCACCAATGAGATAGCCCTGACTGACCAGGCTGCGTATTTTGGCGCGGATACCTTCGATAATGTCGCGGGCCAGCGACGGGTTAAGCGGTTTATCCACCGCCCACATGTGTGCTTCTGCCATTGTGTCCGTCAGCACCTGCGCCGTGCGGGTGTAGTTTTCGAAGGCAAAAAGCGGATCATCGCTCAGACAGCGGGAACCCCAGAAGCGGAAACCGTCTTTACGCACAAGCGTGGTGACGTCGTTCTGGTTCAGCAGACCTGCATCGGTTGCCGGGTCCTGCAGATCCCAGAACACATCTGCAGAAATTCCGGTGACACCGTTCACGCCCACGTTGGACAGGCTTTTGTGCCACCCGGTCTGCTCATCAATTTTGGCACGCAGACCAAGTGCACGGGCGGTGGCATATGCCGTTGCTTCGGCATTCAGCACCGTGTCCCAGCCAGTAAAGTCGGGCCAGATCAGCATTCCTTCGCGCTGGCTGAAGTTTTCACGGTAAGTGATCGCCTCCTGTACCGTCTTGCAGCCATACGCTGACAGGTAAGCAAACCCACGCAGGCTTTGCGCCACGCTCAGCAACTCAGTCGCAACGGCTTTGTTATCGTGACCTGGCACGCCGAGAATGCGCGGTTTAACGCCGAGCTGTGACTGGGCAGATAACAGAGCTTTCATGCCTGTTTTTTTACCTTCAGCAGTCACTGCGCCGATGATATTGGTCGTGGTTTCTTCTTCCGTTTCACCCTGCGGCACACGCACAACAACGGTCACGGGTTTTGCCTGGTCAGCGATGGCATCCAGCGAACGGGCCAGCGTGCCGGACTCACCCGCTTTACCGCTGGCAGTCAGCACATCAGTGATCAGCACAGGTTTGTTAAGAGGAAACATTTTTGCATCGGCATCATCGCCCGTGCAGACCATGCCCACGATGGCGGTGCTCACCGTGGTAATGGATCGGGTGCCTTCGTTGACTTCAACAACGCGCACCCCGTGGTGGTAATCCTGAGCCATAGTGGCGAACCTCCTGATTGGATTAGGCTTCGCCCTATGTTGAAGTGATTGTGCCTGACAAACAGCTAAGCGCAGTTGTACCGTTATTCACACAAAATGACGGTATTTGTCTACTTGCAGGGATAATCAAAATAATGCTGATTCAGGGGGATTCATTACTCTTATTTGCCGGAAATTTTCTATAAATTGTGGAAACACCCACATCAAAAATCAGTGCAATACGCTGTCTTGATTCTCCGGCCTCGAGTAAACGCCCAATCTGTGCCCACTGTTCGGTGGTCAACTTAGGACGGCGTCCACCTACTCTGCCTTTGGCACGAGCTGCAGCCAGCCCTGCCCTGGTACGTTCAACTATCAGTTCGCGTTCCATTTCAGCCAGGGCACCCATGACATGAAAAAAGAAACGGCCCATTGGGGTACTGGTATCAATACTGTCAGTCAGGCTTCGGAAATTCACACCACGCTGGCGCAACTCCTCTATCAGCGTAACAAGATGCCGCATACTGCGCCCCAACCTGTCCAGCTTCCAGACAACCAGCGTGTCTCCTGCCGATAGTGTCCTGAGCAGCTTTTTCAGCCCCGGTCTGTCGGACTTAGTGCCACTGATTTTATCCTCAAAAATCCGCTCACATCCCGCGCAGTTCAGTGCATTACGTTGCAAATCGGTGTTCTGGTCATTTGTTGACACGCGTACATAGCCAATAAGCATGATCATCCCCCTGAATAAAAACCGGAGATGATGCCAGTTAGCCGTTATCTCTGCATTTTCATAAATGTTGGTTTAGGAGAAGCGGCGAAAATGGATGTGGGCACAGGAGATAATCAGATACCTGATATGGGAGCATTCGCTTCTGGTTCGGGATGGTTCAGGCTACCAGGTGGATATATTGTTCAGTTTGGCACTTTTTCAGGAAACACGACCCGCTTTATCAGTGGACACTTCCCTATACCATTCCCTAATCAGCCGATGGTTTCAGTCAGTGTTATGTCTGATGCCGTTCAGTCAGACCCGTCGAATCCTGCCCCGCAGGTTTTGTCTGTAAATTTTGAACATATCAGTAATTCAGCGTGGCGTGTGGCAACCAGTGATATCTCACAGCAATACAGATTCAGTTATATTTCGATAGGACGATAGAAATGCAGAAATATATTTTCAGTGCCGAGAAAAATGCGTTTTTCCCTGTGGAGCTTAAAATCGCTTATCAGGAATCCGGCGAATGGCCCGATGATGGAATCGAAATTGACGACACTGTTGCCGCCGAATTTATGAAGGAAGCTCCAGAAGGAAAATACAGATGTGTCATCGACGGAATGCCAGCATGGATTGATATTCCACCGCCAACTCATGAGGAACAAATTGCCGCAGCCGAACTGGAAAAGCAGCAATTGATTAATCAGGTCAACAAATACATAAACAGTAAGCAATGGCCTGGTAAAGCGGCGATTGGTCGTCTGAAAGGAGAGGAACTGGCGCAATATAATTCGTGGCTGGATTATCTGGACGCACTGGAACTGGTCGATACTTCCGGTGCGCCAGATATTGAATGGCCTACGCCTCCGGGGGAATAGGCCAGTTAACATGCTCAGGGTCAGTTGTCACATCAACCGACTTAACTTGATTTTTATAAGCCAGCCACGCCGACAATTTAGCCCTGTTGGCGTCGCTGATTTCACCCAGCATCAATTCTGTACGCCAGTCGAGCATTACGGTATCAGCATAATTCAGCAATCGTTGGCGCTCATTTTCTGCGGCTGCAATTACTTGTTCTTGCGTAGGTTGCGGCACACGGGTAGCGGGTACGCCGCCATCGTTAAATAACTCCCGGCCTGAGTAAATTTCACTAAGAAGTATTCTCCAGACCTCTTCACTGATCTCAATACTGTCATCAGTCTTTTGTTCGGGAAATCCATTAATTGAAGGTGAATAATATTTCATGCTGCAACTCCTCCAATCGTTAAAAGATATACCGGTCCCTCAGACCATGTTTGCCATGCTGAAGAAATGATGCAACCCGATTTTGTGACTGATGAAATATTCATTGACTCTGTTGTACCGCCCGTTGTTGACGTCAGTCCTACAGTTGATCCAAGAATAGGTATAGGTGCGTTATCGTAGGCAGTCGGGAACGTAACGGTAAGGTTATAGCCATTATTATTTGCTGGCATTGTCGCCTTGATGGCATGAATCATCAGGAATCGCTTTTTACCACCGGACAGAAACGGAATCTTAGCAGTAATAAAGTCTGTACCAGATTCCACCTGTACTAATCCGGCAGTCACTAAATCACTCAGACCAAAGTTTATCAATGCTCCGGCTATAGTTGACGCTCCAGTGCCTCCTCTTGATGCTGGCAGAATGTCGTATTTTCCCGTTTCTCCTATTCCAA